ATAAAAAATGAAAACAGAAATTGGAGGCGATCGCTTAGGATCGGGAAACAAAGAGGCAGTAAGCCTAAAAAATTACAGCAGAAGTACGCATGACTTAGGGTATATCTGGAGAAGTAGTATGAGCAGTGGAACATTAGTACCGTTTATGAGTGAGGTAGCACTACCAGGGGATTCCTTTGACATCGACTTAGATTGCGATGTAAAGACGTTACCAACAGTGGGTCCACTGTTTGGAAGCTACAAGGTACAATTGGACGTGTTCCAGTGTCCAGTAAGATTATATCAAGGAAAGTTACATATGAACATGCTGAATATAGGGATGGATATGAGCCAAATATTGCTACCGCAAATAAAAATGTATGCTAATTATGATGAAGATAAAGGCGATAACCAACAAATAAACAGTAGTAGTATATACTCATATTTAAATATGAGAGGATTAGGAAGAACACAAGGTGGAGGAGCATATGCAAGAAGAAATTTTAATGCAATACCATATTTAGGATACTGGGATATCTATAAAAATTATTTTGCAAATAAGATGGAGGAAAGAGGATATGTAATACACGCTAGTGAATGGGATAATGGATGGGACACGTTTAGTGCAAGTCTGACATCAATGGGTGTAACTAGTGACGTATTAGATAATGAAGTAGCAGTAAATACAACTGCAATAAGTGGATTAAAGTTGGTGATAGTAGGAAAATGGCAGGCAAACGATGTGCCACAGAATGGAGAGCCAAATTTGGATGAAATAATGTTAAAAGTAGATAGTCTATTAGTACCAATAACAACATTATTTGAGAGTGTAGTATATGAAAATACAGAACCAGAAGGAAATATAACGATAACATGTACAAATTGGCAAAGTGTAGAAGCAGCAGCAACAGATATAGAATATGAAGATCAAACAATAAATAATACAGTAGAAGTAACAGAGGGAAGACCGCAATTAACATCATTTCCGTTGGATAATATAGATGACATGAGAATGGATATTCTAGAAGCGGTAAGAGATACAACAGCGTTTGAAATAACTGATACAACAGAAGCACCATACGGATTAGGATTAGGAGCAGAAGGGAGTTTAGCAGGAGGAAAATACTATAAACTAAGTAGTCAAGAAGGATTAGCAATTAAAACATATCAAAGTGATTTGTTTAATAATTGGATTAGCACAGAATGGATAGACGGAACAAACGGGATCAATGAAGTAACGGCAGTAAGTACAGCAGGAAATGAGTTTACGATAGACTCGTTAAACTTAGCGAATAAAGTATATAATATGCTAAATAGAATCGCAATAAGCGGAGGAAGTTATGATGATTGGTTAGATGCGGTATATACGCATGAAAGAAGTAAAAGCTGTGAGAACCCAATGTATTTGGGGAGTCTAATAAAAGAATTAGGATTCGAAGAAGTGGTTAGCGTAGCAGATACAGAAGTAGGTGGAGAAGAGCAACCATTAGGAACGTTAGCAGGTAGAGGAAGATTGACAGGTAAAAATAAAGGTGGAAAGATAAAAGTAAAAGTAGATGAGCCGAGTTATATAATCGGACTCGTAAGCTTGACGCCTAGAATAGATTACAGTCAAGGAAACAAATGGGATACAAATCTGAAAACGATGAATGACTTGCATAAGCCAGCGTTAGATGAAATAGGATATCAAGATTTAATAACGGATCAAATGGCTTGGTTTGATACAACAGCAACAACGGGAGGAGTAGTAACATATAGTACAGCAGGAAAACAACCAGCATGGATAAATTATATGACAAATGTAAATCAGACAAGAGGAAACTTCGCAGAGCAAAATCAAGAAATGTTTATGACATTAAACAGAAGATATGAAAAAGGACTAACGGGAATACAAGATTTAACAACATATGTAGATCCAAGTAAGTATAATAACATATTTGCACAGACAAGTCTAGATAGCCAGAATTTCTGGGTACAAATTAGTAACAAAATAACAGCACGTAGAAAAATGAGTGCGAAAGTAATACCAAATCTATAAGAAAATGGGATATAAATATAAAAAGGCAGTAAAAAGTCAAATGAAAAGCGTTGAGTGTGTAGAGGGTGAACCAATAGAACACAAAATAGAAAGAATAGTAAGTAATAAAGAACCAATTACAGATGGAGCGCCAAGTATATTTACGGAGCGTAAAGATGGTGTAATAAGTGCGTATAATATAAGGACGGACAGGTGGGAAATAGCTAGTGAAGCTATGGATAAAGTAAGCGGAAGTGTGCAAGCAAAGAGAGATGCAAAAGCAGCGGTAAAAACGGAAAAAGAAACTAAAGTAGTGAAATTGGATGTGGATAGCGGAGCTAAGTCAACAGAAGGCACAAAAGGAGCTTAAAAAAATTAAATGGGGGAGTAAAATCCCCCTTTAATTAAAGCAGGTGGTACGCATCTGTTCTTATATATGTACTTAAAAGAAATCGCTTTAAAAAAGCGCGAAATAAAATAAATAATAGAAATTATGTTAGGAAAATTAATGGGTGTGGCATTAGGAAATGCAGAAACGCGAAGAGGTAATAAAGTTGAAAGGGGAATGATGCAGCAGCAATATGAAAATCAAAGAAATCTGAATCAACAAGGGCATGAATTACAAATGGATATGTGGAATAAAACAAACTATGGGGCACAGTTACAACATATGAAAGATGCAGGGTTAAACCCAGGATTAATGTATGGAATGGGAGGCGGCGGCGGAACAACCGCAGGAAGTCAAGGCGGAGGAAGTGCAGCAAAAGGAAGTGCACAAAAACAAATGGGTATAGAAGGTTTGATGGCAGCAGCACAAACAGAATTAATAAACGCACAAAAGAAAAATGTTGATGCGGATACACAAAACAAAATAGATCAAAACCCAAATATAGATAAGCAAGGAGAAAATTTAGATGCAAATACAAAATTAGTAAAACAAAGTTTAGATAATAAATTAGAAGAATTAAGAAAGCAAAAACTAGAAAATGATCTAACAGAAGATACATACAATAGTCAAGTAATAAAAGCAGAAGCAGAAGCAAGTAATGAATGGTTAAAAGCAAATTTAACGGCAGCAACAATAAAGAAAACTGAACAAGAAACAGAAGCGATAAGACAAAAATTAATAATAGCGTGGAAACAATTAAAAGTAAATAAAGATAATGCTGATACAGGAAGATATAATGCGAAAACAAACCAGAGCAATGCAAAAATAAATAAATACAAAGCAGAAGCTAGTGTAATATTACAAAACGCAGGACTAGGAATACAAGAACAAAAATTAATAATCGATGGATTAGGGAAACTATTGAGGTAATGTGTTTATATCCGAAACTGATAAAGAATAGGAAATATGTAGCGAACAAAAAAAATAAGGGAGTAATCCCTGAAGCAGTAGATAAGCGGGTACTGTATGTACCCGTGGGCTGTGGAAAATGTATGGAATGTAGAAAACAAAAAGCAAGACAATGGCAAGTAAGACTACAAGAAGACATAAGAGTAAATAAAAATGGAAAGTTCGTGACGTATACGTTCAGCGAAAGAGAGTTACAAAAATTAGATAACGAAATAAAAGGATTAAAAGGATATGATAGAGACAATGAAATATGCAGACTAGCAGTAAGAAGGTACACGGAAAGGTGGCGGAAGAAGTATGGGAAAACATTAAGACACTGGTTAGTGACAGAATTGGGACAACAAAACACAGAAAGAGTGCATATACACGGTATTGTATGGACAGACGAAGTGAAGGATATAAAAGAGAAATGGAACTATGGTTGGGTGTGGATTGGAAACTATGTGAGTGCGAAAACGATAAACTATATTGTGAAATATGTAAATAAAGTAGATGAAAAACATAAGGAATATAATAGTAAAATATATACAAGTAAAGGTATTGGACGGAATTATATGGAACGAAGAGATGTCGAAAGAAATAAGTATAGAGCAGGAGAAACTATCGAGACGTACAAAACAAGACAAGGAATAGAAATAGCCTTACCGATATATTATCGGAATAAGATCTATAAAGATGATGAGAAAGAAGCGTTATGGTTAGAGAAACTAGATGAAGGTGTGAGATACGTGAATGGAATAAAGGTAGATATAAAGGAAGGAGAAGAAGAATATTATAAACTACTAGAACAAGAACGTAAGAAGAATAAACGCTTAGGATATGGAGATGACAGTAGAAACTGGGAATTAAAAAAGTACGAGAACGAAAGAAGAAACTTAAAGAAGTTAGAGAGGATACAAAAACTGTATGGAGTGAAACCTATTAATGAGCCACAAATGTAAAATTTGTTCCTCAAAATAGGGAATTAAAAAAAAAAGTGTATATTAGCACGTAGAAACCCGTGCTAGGGGAGGGATAGATCGACAAAATTTATTATACATAGTATAAATTATAGGACAAAATCGATTTACGAAGGAGATTCAGAGTAAAAGTAATAGAGAAAATTGATTGAATATTAATGCAATAAATAAAGCCTATGAC